GTCTTGTTTTTTTATATAAATATTATAAGAATTATCTGCTCTATCTAAATCGATACTATATATTATATGTCCACCATAAACTGATTGACCTACAGAATAATGCATAGCTTCGTTTTTATAGTCCGCGCCTATACTTATCTTTCTTATAACTGAGTCCATTTTTTTTTATTTTTCCTCAGCTTTTTTCTCTTCTTTTACTTCTTCGTAAGAACCGTCTTTTAGATTAATGTTTACAGATCCATATTTATCTTCTAGTTCTTTTTTAGTAACGTCGAGTTCTTTTAAAAACCCAGTATATTTTTGCATTATTTCTGCTTTTCTTACTTCTAACGCTCCTAAATCTAAAATACATTGTTGAATTTTTCCTGTTTGTTCTTTAACATTCTCTAATTCTTGTTCTTCAACTTTTTTTACTTTTTTACTCATTTGATTAAATTTTAATTGTTATTACTATATTTATTATTACTTGTTAATATATACTTTTACTTTTTAAATATACTACTCGCCTTTTCTGTCGTTCGACCTCCAAAATAGGCTAAGACAACCGCCATCATAACATTTTCAAAAGTTGAATTCCAGTTATCATGTATTGTAAAAGGTATAGTTTCTACACTATCTAATATACCTGCAAAAGAAAATACAACAATGCACCATACTAAGACAAGAGGACGTACATTTTTAGACATCCAAGAGTCAGACATTGAATCTGCTTTCCATCTTGAAGTAATAGCTTCAATTTCTTTTGTTTGTTGTTCGTATATTATTTGTTGTAATTTTACTTTATCGTCTGCTGGAGCATCAGCTTTAGTTATAGCTTCTATTGCTTCTCTTGGCGATGTTACACCTTGTAATACACTTCCTAATGTAGGATTTATTACAGATGCAGCGCCAAACAACAATTGTCCAACGGTTGTATCTTTAAATTTTTTTTTACTCATAATGCTTCGTAAGGATCTGTTTTACTATAAGCTTCTTTTTCCCACGGTAAATTTGGATTACCCTCTTTCATTTTTGATCTAGGATATATTTTACCTTTCCAATAAACATTTTCATCGTCATAGTTAAGATCACCTCTTTTTATTTGATCTATATGTACTTCTTCATGTTCTATTACACTTTCTTTTGCTTCATCAGTTTGATCAGGACTTACTAATATAGTACCATTTTTATTACCTTTACCTAAACAACCTTCTTCTAGTTCTCTTTCGTACACTGGAGATCCGTTAATATTAAATGGTGGTTTTAATTTAAATGCCATTATTTACCTTGTTTAAGCACGTGTCTAGGTCCACGTTGCATATTTTTAAAATATTCTGAAGTCTCTTTATTAGGATTTTTTTTCCTCCAAATGTCAAAAATTTGTTTTTGATATTTATCTAGTTTTTTAACGTTAGGATCAAACTTATCATGGTATGATTCAGGAACTTCTTTGAAATTGTGTTTAGGAGGAGCATAAGCTTTTTGAGAACCTAAAAATATTTCTGCAAACATCGTGGCTCTTCTACCACCAAAACCTAAAATTTTTGAAATTATACTATTTGGAACTGTCTTTTTTACAACTTCTTTTGCAATACTTTTACCAACATCTATACCAGGGGTAAACACCTCTTTATTTTCAACCTCTTCTTTTTCATGATTAAAATTTAAAGGAGATAATCTATTTAAACCAAATTTTTGTGTGTAAGCCATTATATCGCCATTTTAGGTTCTTTAGAGGTTTTCTCCGCTGGAACATAACCCGTATATTTATCTGCTTCGCCAGAAGTGCTCATAAGGTATGGGGCAAGATCTTTAACTTTTTTTGTTGCTTTTGCTATTTTTCCTCCTCCTTGTGCTGCTTTTGAATTTTTTATAGCTTTAGGTATAATTTTACCAGCAAGTTTACCACCACTTACAGCTTGACCTGCAACGGGAATTATAGCCGCTGCAGACAAAGAAGCATTAGTTAAATATTTTTTAGTATCACCACCTGTTACAGCAGAATAACCCGCCGCACCTAAATTACCAACAGTGTTAATTATATCAGGAACTGCTCCAAAACCAGGCACCATACCAGCTGCAGTTAACACATCACTAGTATAATCCCACCAATTATTAGAACTTTTTTCAGAATTATTCTTTTCAATAATATCACTAGCTGGTTCTTTTTTTTCTTCCTTTTCCGTCATATTTAAAGGAGACAACCTACTTAAACCAAATCGTTGAATATAAGGCATGATTAATCCATTTTTAACCCGCTACCATGCTTCTTTACATAACGCATAGTCCTTTTAGTATCTCTTTTGTTTCTTCTTTTATCTCTTTTAGTTTCTTTACCTTCAGCTGTTCTAATTGATCTTCCTAACTCTTCTTTAGTCATACCAAGAGGTAAACCTGTTGATTTTTTCTTTTTTCTAGACATACCACCATATTCTCTTTCGCCTTTTGGCTGTACTTTTCTAGCATCGTTTCTTTTACCA